TTTAAACGAGAAATCCATAACTACCACTTATTCCAAGGACATGCTGAAGACCCTATCTTTATTTTAGCCTTTATAAAGCATCCGCATGCTTTGCACCTCTCGACTACAGACTTAGTATTGTATTCACAGGTAGAGCACTTAGAGTACCTGTATTCCTGCTCTTTACTACTAGCAATCAGTAACATCTGCGTAATTCCTATGTTTAATAGCATTAGTGTAGTATTGCTTTATCAGAGCATCGTGAGTGTCGCCAGAAGTGTACCCTTTGTAGCGTATTGCTACAGATGTCATTTCTATTCCATCATCCCACTTCTGCATGGATACCATCGAAAATGGCTTAACCCTGCTTCCAAAGTCATCAGCCCCGTGAGGCTCTCCTGCTGATAGTTTGCCAGATAGGCCACCCCTGTCGTGTGCGATGTTGTCTGGTATATATATCTGAACCTCTACATTAGGATGACAATGCATAGGTAATTCTCTGAACGGCTTCATGTAGTACATCTCTGCCTGATATCTACCATGCCTAAACATAGTAATCGTACAAGCATCATCAGTTTCTACCGTTAGGCCATCGTAAGGTGGGATAAATGGCATACTGTTTTCAATATACCATTCTGAGAACTCATCTAGATTTTTAAATTCTGGGATTTGTAGCATTTATCGACAACCTCGCTCATGTCGATTTGTGGCCGACTTCCTTTTGGAATCATATCTGGATCAATAATCTCGCCACTGTCTCGGACAGCATGAATGCAATACGCAACCGTATTGTCTTCTAGTGCTGTTAGCTGATGGGCTTTCTCTGCATTAATCCATATGATGTGAGGAGCGGCAAACACAGACACCTCACCGTCGATATTTACCTCTACACTTCCTTTAGCAAGTAGAGTCATATGATCATATGGATGTGTATGGCCATGCTCCATATCACCTTTGCTTTCAAAGTGCATCTGGCGGGTATATATATTACCCACCAGACCGAAGCTAATTAGCGGACTACTCATGAGGTAGGTATCTCAGAGCCAAATGATGGTGAGTATGCAATAACAGAATCAATATCAGTCATAGCCATTACTTCATCAATTTTAGCGCGCTCATCGTCAAAAATGCTCTGGATAAGCAAGGTAAGTTTTTCTATTAGGCTATCTAGTGTTGCTGAATCAACATCCTGATAGACATCATTGGCAAACTTATACCCAACAGTTGGAGAGTCTTGAAGATCGATAGCAAGTTTTGCCGCCCTTAGATTTGACAGGTAGCGCTGGTTTGGCTTAAGGACAAAACCATCAATCACAACAAATGATTCTCGCTTGTTTCGCTTCCATTGATCAATTTCGCTAATCTTACCGGCTTTAACCTCTGATATGCTTGTCATATTGATAACTTCTGGTGAATCAACAGCATCGCCATTCAAATCGCTCTGCGAGATAGAGCCCTTTGTTCCCACAGGGAGAGGCTTCTTAACTACAGTAGATGCAAGCCATACGCCGTAAGGCGCAAAGGCATCTATAAAGTAATTAACGTCATCTTGATCTGTTGGGATTTGAGTACCGACAGTAATAGGATCAAAGCCATCTGCTGTGTACTCAACCTCCATGTAGTTGCTTTCTTCGTTTACGCTTTTTACTTCGTATGTGTATGAAATAGCCATTAGCCTATTGCTCCGTATCTAGTGCCTGTTGCACTCCATGTAATGTTTGATGCGCCCGATGTACAAGCACCACCTGATCCGCCTGATCCGCTTGAGCTACTCCCATTAGCGCCCCAAGACCCTCCTGCCGCGCCTGCTACACCGTATGTGTACACACATCCGTAGTTGTCAACACCGCCACGACCTCTGTTGCCACCCGCGCCTGCGCCACTTATTGTACCAGCCGCACCATTTTGAGATTGAATTATGCCACAGAAGCCCCAGCTTGATGTACGTGAGCCGCCAGATGAATTGGTTAAGCTAGATTGGCCGCCGCCGCCACCGCCGCCACCGCCGCCACGGTTGCCCGAGCTTACCGACCTACCGGCGCCACCGCCGCCACCGCCGCCTGCAATAGTTCCTGCGTTATGCAAAGTAAGTGCTACTGTTGTGGATAGCCCAGTTCCGCCTGCTCCACCTGCGCCAGAGTTAGCATTACCGCCATGGCCGCCCATACCAATAATAGTTCCGTTGTTAGTAAGAGTCACTCCGGCAGGGAATGAACCTGATACAGTAAGAGCAGGAGTAGCTGTTGAGTTTGAGGTAATGTAAACACCAGAGTTAATGGTGACCTCTAAGGCGGCACTTCCATCCCACCCAGCCGCTGTGGCAAGTGTAGCCAAGTTAGCATTTGTCTGGTTAGAAGTAATGGAGAACACAAATAAGCTAGACTTTCCGTAAAAACTATCACCAACTTTAATAGCACCGGATGTTGGTACGCCTGCGGCCGCCCCATAATACTCACTTAAAGCGTGTGGAGCAGTGCCACCAAACTCAGCGGCAATATCACCAATACTAATTTCACCTGAAGTTTGTAGAGCCATTCTACCTACCTCCTATCAAATAGTGCCGTAAGCAGTTACATCAGCCAGAGCTGTCATGTTACCAGAGCTGTCGATCTTGAACACATCTGTAGAGCCATACTGAAAAATAATCTCAGTGCCGCTGTCGTAGATATTCCAAGAGCCTAGAGTAACCTTGTCACCAGCGTTTACTGTGCCAGTGAATGTAGGGCTAGCTATAGGAGCTTTAGCATTAAGCTGAGTCTGTACGTTAGAAGTAACACCATCAACGTAGTTAAGCTCTGTCGCTGTAGCCGTGATGCTGAGATCAGATAAACTAGTAACCGCCGCGTTAGCAACATCACTTACAGATTTAAGATTCGAGTCAATGCTACTCCAGTTCGCATTGAGCTTCGTACCCCATGTGTCTTCACTTGCACCAACTTCTGGCATAGTAAAGCTATAGTTTGTGGTAGTAGTATCAGCCATTTAAGCCACCTCTGTCCAAGTGCCGCCGCTGGCTGACACATCATTCCAAGTTTCGTTATCTTTAGCTATCTGTTCGTATTTATAACGACCTGATGCCTCGAATGTATTAATAGCGGTAATTGTACCACCGGTTTCACGCTTACGCACACAAGCTGATGTTGTGCTAGATGTGCCTGTAGCTTCGGCGGATGCAGATATAGTAAACGCTCCTGAAGCTGTCGTACTGGCTACAGCATCTGCCTGACTTATGCCAAGTTTTATGCGCTCACAATCGCTATCGGTTGTAGATACAGAGGATACGCTCGCAGAGTCAGGTCTCACTCGTTCACATGATGCGGTAGAGCTAACTGATGTAGACGATACTATAATCTGAGCTTCTGACTCAGTGTACGCCAATACCCCATAAGCTCCTGAGCCATATGCGGTACTAGATGTATCTTCCAATCTAAACGCATCTGCCGTAGCAGTAACGACTGAGCCAGATGTAACGCTTGCAGATGTATTTCTAGTGACCTGTACTGATACAGACGTATTAGACGTAGAGGTGCAAACCCCATCGCCTACGAGTGATTTACCACCACTAGCAGACGCGGTAGATGATACGACTGTTGACGCCGCACCATCATGTACAACACCTTCAGTACCATACTCAGCATAACTGAATGCACCGAAGCCATAACCACCGCGTACTATAGGCATCTATTAGTCCAGAGTAATATCTAGATCACCGGCAGGTACACGGAATACGTCACCAGTCTCTATTGCTTTAGATGATGTTAGTGCCGCATATGCAATTAGGTTGCCGGCAGTAGATGCATCATAGATCGCAACGTGAGTGACAGTACCGTAGTTTGCTGTAGCTACTGGGTATTCGACTGCCGATGTAGTTGTAGCAGTGTTACCAGTTACAGAAAACGCCACTGTCTGGCGAGCATATGCAGTACCAGAAGTTGATACCTCAGCACCAGAACCATCTTCATCTGGGTTAGCAGTGTGAAGAGATAGGTAAAGTGTAGCCGGCGCAGTGTATGCCGCACCACCAAAAACGTGGTCTAGAATTTCAGTTTCTAGGTAGTTAGAAAAGCTCATTAGTAGCTCCGAATATTTAATTTTAATCCAGTGCCGCTAACAGTAGCTTTATTACCACTTGTGTTTAGTGCGGCTAGTTTTGATTGGTACATCCCAGCATAAGCTGTAATGCGCTCATCATCCCGTAAGTATATCGCAGTTTCAAGCAAAACGGCATACAGGTACAAATCTGGAGCTTCAGCAAGCAACCAGTTCGATGTATTAGAGTCCGACAACGCCTCGATCTTCTGTGTGTATAACAGTTCAATGTCATATGTTGCGTCTGGTGTCGGATACATTTCGATCTCGCCAGCGATGTGGGCGTAGTACACAGGTTTACCCGATACATCGTCACCCTGAAAGCGTATGTCTTGCATACGATCGCGGCTAACTAGGTTCATTGCATACGGTACAGTATCTTTAACTGTAAGGCGTATAGTCTCAACCCAGTCTGTCGGTAGTGTTAGATACTGGTCATCGATCTCAGCCTCTGATCTCTGCTCCATACGCCAGTGACGTACATCACGGTTCAGATTGGCCTCTGCCATATCAATGAACGTATCAATAGTGCTAGTCAGATCATCACGGTTAAGGAAATCCGCTACCGCTGACTTTAGCTCTGAATATGTTGTGATCGCCATTACAATAAACCCTTAAGCATCTGACGTAGCTTGTTGTCTTTCATCTGGCTAGGGTACACATAGCGCAACCCATCGGTATCGTACCAAGGAACCATTTGCTCAGGCATGGTCTCGTAACGGAAGCCATCAATGTCATACATAGGCACTTGGACCTGTGGAGGAGAGAAAGGTCGCTCGAACTCGCGTCCATCAAGCCTCTCTAGTCCTTCAATAAACTGGTCTTCTTGAATTGGAGATGGCATCCAGCTCGGAAGATCAGGTCTAC